GAAGAAAGTTTATTAAAAGTTAGAAAAGCTATAAAATTATGAAACAATATAGTATGTTTATAGGTCGTTGGCAACCATGGCATCAAGGTCATAGATGGTTAATAGATCAAAGATTAAATGAAGGTAAAAATGTTTGGATCGCTATAAGAAACGTTGAACCTAATGAAAATCAACCCTGGACTGCTCATGAAGTCTTAATGAACCTCCAGGAAGAATTAAGTGATTTAATACAGGAAGGTAAAATTTTTATAAGTATTATTCCTGATATTGAATCTATTAATTACGGAAGAGGAGTAGGATATGAAGTAATTGAACATGTTCCTCCTACAGATATTAAAGAAATATCGGCTACAAAAATTAGAGAAAATTTAAGAAATGAAGGTAAGTTATAAAGCTACTTTAATAAAAACTATCATTTGGAGATTTTTAGCTACAATTTTTACTATTTTATCTGGTTGGTTAGTTACTGGAGACTATAGAGTGGGATTAGCTATTGGTGGTATTGAAGTAATTATTAAAATGATAGGTTATTTTGCATTTGAGCGTTTATGGAATAAATTTAATATTTATTAACGTTGCATTAAACTTTGTTTAATTAAAACATATATTATGAGTTGGACCTATAAAGGCAAAACCATAAAAGAAATCACAGACTTTCCCCCTAATTCATTTGGATTTGTTTATATAATAAAACACAAATCAACTGGTAAATCTTACATTGGAAAAAAAGTACTTTATTTTAGTAAAAAAGTAAAATTAGGTAAAAAAGAACGTGCTGCACTTCAAAATGTAGTAGGTAGAAAACCAGCCTATAAATTAGCTGTTAAAGAGTCTGATTGGTTAACTTATTATGGTTCGCAAAAAGAATTAAAACAGTTACTATCTGAAAGTAAAACTAAGGATTTTGAAAGAACAATCCTTAAAATAGTTCCAAATAAAAAATTACTAACATATTTTGAAACAAAATATCAAATGATTTATCAGGTATTAGAAAAACCTGATGAATATTTTAATGATAATATCCTAGGAAAATTTTATACGAAAGATTTTAATGATATAAATTTTGAAGATCCCTTGGAAATTAACGAATTGTAACGTATATTATTATTTATGGTTAATCAGTTATTAGTAAGTTTGGTTAATTCTGTGCTTGGCACGGGCAAAGCTACAGCAAGAAATAACTATGCGTATCATTGTCCTTTTTGTAATCATCATAAACCTAAGTTAGAAGTTAATTTAACAGAAAATAAAGAAGGATTAAATCCTTGGCATTGTTGGGTTTGTGATAAAAAAGGCAAAACATTATTTACTTTATTAAAAAAGGCTGGAGCTGATCATAATAAACTAAATGAAGCAAAAGGTTTATTAAAAACAAATAAATCAATAAAAGACTATGTTAAAACGGAGGCTATATCATTACCTAATGAATTTATACGTTTAGACACGTATAATCCCAATAGTATCGTAGCCCGTCATGCTCTCGCTTATTTAAAGAAAAGAAACATTACCTCACGGGATATACAAAAATATAACATAGGTTATTGTAAAAATGGTAAATATGCTAATATGATAATAATTCCAACTTATGATAAAGATGGAAGATTAAATTACTTTACAGCTCGTTCTTTTGAAAAAAATTCCTATATTAAATATAAAAACCCACCTGTAAGTAGAAATATTATCCCAAATGAACATTTAATTAATTGGAGATTGCCAATTATTTTATGTGAAGGTTTATTTGATGCTATTGCAATAAAACGAAATGCAATACCATTACTTGGAAAAAATATACAATTAGAATTAATGAAAAAAATTATTAGTTCTTATGTTAATAAAATTTATGTAGCATTAGATAAGGATGCTATAAAACAAGCTTTACACTTTTGTGAACAGTTAATGATGGAAGGTAAAGAAGTCTATTTTGTTGATTTACAAGATAAGGACCCGAGTGAAATGGGTTTTGAAAATTTCACAAAACTAGTACAAAATACAGTTCCAATGACTTATTCTTCTTTATTGGAACATAAATTAGCAGTATGATTAAAAAAACATACAATAGAATCTTAGAAATTTCTGAGGATCATAAACAAATAACTCTACCAGATTCTAGATATTATAGAAGAAATGGTGAATATTATCCATCTGTAACTTATGTCTTAAATTCCTATCCTAAAGGTAAACATTTTGAGGATTGGCTTAAAAAAGTAGGTTATAGTGCAGATTGGATTGTTAAAAAATCAGGTGAAGAAGGTACAGCTGTACATGAATTAATAGAACAATATTTTGAGGGTAAAGAATTAAATTATTTAAGTGAAAGTGGTTATCCTAAAATGGACCCTTTAGTTTGGCAAATGTTTTTAAAATTTGTTGATTTTTGGGAAACATATAAACCAACTTTAATTGAAACTGAAGTACATTTATTTAGTGATAAATTAAAAATAGCTGGTACTTGTGACTGTATTTGTGAAATTGATGGTGAATTATGGGTAATTGATTTTAAAACTTCTAATCATTTACATACTACTTATGAATTACAAAGTGCAGCTTATGCTCAAATGTATAAAGAATGTTTTGGACAAACCGCTGATAGAATAGGTATTTTATGGTTAAAATCTAAATCTAGAGGTGTAGATAGAACTGGATTTAAAATTAAGGGTAAAAAATGGGAAATGTATGAATCACCCAGAACACAGGAAGAAAATTTGGAAATATTTAAATCTGTTAAAAGAATATTTGATATAGAAAATCCTAAACATAAACCAGCTACTACTTCATTTAAAACTACTGTAAAGAGGACCACATAAAATTTAGGATATCCCAGGAATTTTTCGTATATTTATAATATATGATAGAACTATATTCACTTTTAAAGGAACAATTAGAAGGACCTAAAGCAATTATTTTAGCTGGTGCTCCTGGTGCGGGTAAAGGATATGTTTTAAGCGGTTTAGACTTAGGTAATCTTAAAGTACTTAATGTAGATAATGCCTATATTGACTTACTTAAAAAAGCCAATGTATCATTGGATTTAAAAAATGCAACACCTGAAGAAAGAAGTGAATCTGCTAAAGCTATGGCAGCTGCTAATAAAGAATTTAAAGGAAAAGTAGCAGCTACTATACAAGGTAAACAATCTTTTGTTCTAGATGGTACAGCAGCATCTGTTAAACAAACAACAGAGTTAAAAAGACAATTAGAAGAAGCCGGTTATGATGTTTTTATGCTTTATGTTTATACTGATTTAGAAAGATCATTAAAACAAAATGAAGCGAGATTTAAAAAATCAGGTGGTAAAGATAGAAGTTTAGCACCCGCTATAGTAATGAGCACTTGGTTAAATGTAACTAAAAATTATGATCCTTATAAAAAAATGTTTGGTAATAATTTTGTTTCGGTTGCAAATACTTTAGATGATGAAAAATTAAAAGATATTAAAGATATTATAAAAAAATATTTAGATCCTTTTAAACCAACAGGAACTAAACCAAAAACACCAGCTCAAATAGAAAAGAGAAAAAAACAAAAAGCTGAAACAAATGCTCAAATACAAACATTATTAAATGATGATGGTGTAAAAAATATTATTGATGGTTCAGTTTCTAAGGAAGAAGCTCAAAATAAATTAAAACAGTTTTTATCATAATGAGTTTAATTGATATTGATAAATTATTAGAAGTTATAGTCCCCGATCAAAAATCTACGGATAAAAAAAAACAAGTTGGACTTTATGCTGGTGGTTTTAAACCCCCAACAAGTGGCCATTTTAAAGTAGTAATGAAGGCCCTTAGAGATAATCCGGATTTAGATGAATTAAAAATTCTTATTGGTAATAAAGATAGGGATGGTGTTACCCAAGCCCAATCAATGTTAATTTGGGACATATATAAAAAATATTTACCTTTTAAAGTTACTTTAGAGCCAGTTTCTAAACCCCCTGTTAAGGCAGTTTATAATTATGCTAAAGAAAACCCAGATGAAGATGTAGATTGGATATTAGGTGCTAGAGAAGGAAATGAAGATGATTTTAAGGATATAGCTACTAGAACAACAGCAGCGGATAATTATCCTAATTTAACTGTAAGAACTACAATCACAGATTCAGGT